TGCAACTCTATAATCTGCACCATCAATTGTTTGATAGCCAAATTCAATCCTTAGTTTATCACCGTTCATGCCAAAGAAATCTACCTCTTTAACTAGTCCGTCAAGGGTAAAATCTCCTGCATAAGAGACCATTAATGTATCCACCGCCCGGACAAGTTGAGAGTCAACTTGATCAAGAGGGCCTTCCCATCTAAGGTACAGGCGAACATTGAGAACTACCTTTAGAGAGACGCTGGCAAGACCAGATTGTTTCTCCGCAGGCTCAATTAGTCCCGGCCAAATTGCACATGCAACACCATTTGCCGGGGAGTTCTCAGGCTCATGCTGATTTACTTCTGCAAATTCTCCAGTCGCTAGAGCATGACTGACAACCGCATTGACAATTGCCTCTGTGTTAAGCATTAGTTAAGCCTCCCGATGAACTTACTTGATAAAAGCTTTTCTGCAATCTGTGAAGCCTTTCCATCTACTTCCTTTGAAGCCTTCTCGAAAGACTGATACCCACGGAATCCTCTTCCGCCCTTTTCAAGGAATGATCCATACACAACACCATGATCAGTTACTTTGTTGTTCTCAACAGACACCCTTGACTCGTAGTAGCCTGAGGGGTTCTTGAATACAGAAAACTTGGAACGAACTGCCTGGTAGACCTCTTCAGCAAGAACAAGCTCTAGCTCATCCTTGAAGTCAGCCATAACAGCCTTTGCCTTGTCAAAGAAAGGTCCCTTTGAATTTACTTTGCTCACGCGATCTTATACCTCCTGTAACGCTTAACAACAGCGCTACGCATCTGAGCCAGTGCAGAGCCCTTAGCTTCTCTTAAATTGTCACCTGACCCAATTGTACGACCGTAGCCTGATAGGCGCTGAGAGAGCGTTGTAAGGGCTTCTGCGAGGCACAATTCAACGATGTCGGCCGGGTAAATTACCTTAGAGATAACATCGGTTGCTGAATGGGAGGTTGGAGTTGACCCATTGATACCTCTTGCCACAGAAAGCCTTCTGTAGGCATAGATGTCTGCATTGAGAGCATGTGCTGAAAGAACAGTTCCTCCATAGGCACGCTGAACAGTTACTGTTGTGCCTGCAACTGAGAGGACTCTCATTTGTTCTGAATCAATCTGAATGACTTCATCGTCAAAGATTGTTCCAGCAGTTATTCCTGTAATCGATGTTGCATTTGCCTGTGCTGATAGGGCACTAGAGTTCTGACCAGTGTCAATGAGAACCTTTTCTACAACTTCCATGTATTCTCCGTTGACAACAAGAAGGTTTCCAATACCTACAGCGGCAGAATCCTTCACATCAATAAGTGTTGTCGAAGAGTTCGGAGAAGACACCAGTTCTGTTGCAACTTCTGTATTGAAGTCGTAGCCCCATACGCCAGAAACTGCCACTGCATTCTGAGTTGTTCCTTGAGTAACAAAGGAAGCTCCACTACTACGGTCAAGCTCTAGCCTGTCAAATGGAGGACCATAGTTAATTGGCTCAACAAAGTAGTCACTGGGACTGATGACAGTCGCTCCACTGACAACGCCAGACACAGAGACGAGCATATCGGGCATTTCAAAGTGCAATACACCACCAAAAGGTGTATCAAAAGACTTCGTAGCGATCTGTGGGTAAAACTTGCGATCAACAAGGTTCTCGGTGCCTCTGGAGGCCCAAGCAATAGCACTGTCAATTCTCTTGGCACTGATCAGGCTAGCCTTGAAGTCCATTGCGTCATAGACTTCTTCTCTGGTTACGTAAAAGTTTCTTGCCATAATTTGAATTGTACCTCATTTCAACGTTCCTGTTATTGGTTAAGATCAGTAAATGATCAAGGTCTTGCTTCTGCTGCATCAATAAATGCAAGGTACTGCTGACGAAGTGCGTCAACTTCTGCCTGCATTTGCGCTACCCGCATGTCTCTTAGTTGATCAATTTCAGACTGAATTTCACTACGCCTCTGAAGACGAAGTGCTGCGATCATGTCTTGAAGTTGAGCAACGTACTGTGCTTTGGCTGCCATTATGCTGTGCTCCCGTCTACGATAAGACCTAGTGATGCAAGGGCAGTAAGCAATGATGCCAATGCTGCCCCGGATGACCTTGAACCTGTAACTGTTGGCCTAGCAACTGGTGTAACACCAAAGAAGCCTAGACCATTGACGTCAGCCTTAAGTCTAGTTGCGACGTTAGTTGACGAGGTTCCCCCGTATGCCCCGTCGGTTTTCACGGACCACGTGATAGACCCTCCAGGACCACTGGAATGTGTGCGCAGGTCGGTTCCTGACCGGCCAAACATGTGCGACGCATTGACCGACTGCCCAATAGTCGTGCCGTCCGTGAGCAGAAATGCAGGGTGGCTTTCAATGCTCGATACGTACCTCAGGTTGAGGACGGCTGATGAAGTCGCGTCACCGAAGAACATGCGGCGACCGCTAGCCCCTGTAGTGATGTAGGAAGCGTTCGTACCAGCGTTGTTCGCGTCAGTGGCCTGCTTGATAACCATTGGCACTGCTGCTGGCCAGTTTCCATCACTGTTCTTAATGGTGATGTCATCATTAACAACGTCTGTTGGTCCTGCTGGTCCTTGTGCTCCTGCTGGTCCTGTAGCACCATCTGCTCCATCAGCCCCTTGGAGAGAAGCCAACCATTCTTCTTCTGTACCGACAAAGCCGTTTGCTAGTGCAATTTGATAGGCAGATAGTCCGTTTCTTCCAGAAGATCCTGAGTAAGACCCAGCAGGCGTGCTTGAAATTGAAGTGCCTGAGTAGTTCATTGAGACCATCCCGTTCAGTACGTATCCATCAAAGGGGCATGTAAAAACTCCCTCTGGACCTTCAACTAACAGGGTTCCGTCGTTTGGGCATTCGGTTGACAATGCGTTGAGCGATTCTGACGCCTCGATTGCAGAGTCTGAATAGATTGAAAGTAGTGATTCATAGCTCATTTTGTTCCTCCTAAAGTGAAGATAGCCGGGTCAATTTAATGACCCGGCTATCAGTTTATGTAATCTGGGTCACAACGTTCAGGCTGCTACCAGAGTTGCACCGGTTGTCAGTGGAACCCAAGTAACAGATACCGTCAGTGCTCCGTTGGCAGACGATGCCCCAACAAACTCAATCGTTCCTGTTGAAACAATTGCGCCTAGTTCGGCAGTACCTCCGCGAAGAAATGAAGGTGCAGTTGTTGATCTTCCTGTTAGACCAATAACAGACCCAACAGCAGTGTCAGATGTACCAAGATCAGTTGCAGTAACGATTACTCTCGTGTCGCCTGTACCTGAAGGATTGGACTGAATCGCGTAAGTTCCACCATCAGCTGTAAGTGCAGTGGTAGCTGTAGCCCACAGGCCAGTGATAAGAACTTCCCCTCCTGCTACGTTGAACAGAGTGGTCGTTGGGTTTCCCGTGATTGTTCCAGTGCTCTTTGACTCTGGGCCAAAGCCAAGGCCAATCAGCCTGACTGAAGTACCGCTAATAAGTGTAGACATTAATCAGTCACCTCAGACAATCACAGAGGCAAGGTTAGCTGGGTTACGCTTTACCTTGGCACCTGAAAGAATCGCCGTCACTGTTCCTGTTGATGTTGAAACACAGTTAACGAACGTCTTGCCATCGGTCAGCATGTCTGCACGAACCGTAATAGCTACACAGTCAGCTGTAGCTACGTAAGAAGCAGAAGCTGCCCTTTCAACCTTGGTCCATACTCCACCAACACCGTTAGAGGTATAAAGCTCTTCAATCTTTGGAAGAGTAACGACCGTTCCACCGCCTGCTGCGGTACCCTCATTGATCGTGTAGGTGTCTCCACCAGTCTTGTAACCAATGAACGTTACGTACTCGTAGTCCTCTAGATTAACGAATACGCCATCAGACACCTGAACGACATTGAAGTCATTACCCAGTCTTGTTCCGTTTGTTGCCATTTAAATCATTCCCAATCCTTGTCGGGGTTTCAATGCCGACTATTTATTTTGTGAGGATATCAGGGAAAGGAGAGGGTTTAAATGCTCTCCTTTCCCTGGGTATTGCTGTTATCAGCGAGCGCCTAGCTTCACGAATGGGGACAGTGTAGGTCCACCGTTACGCGGAGTTAGAGGCGAGTTGAGCCATGCCCGACCGTCGACACGAGTAAGCACCTTGAATGCCGTTACGTCTTCCTGGAACATGTAGTGAGGTGACGACTCGGCTGTCATTGCCTGGTAGTCGCCTACTAGGTAGTAACGAAGATCAACAAGAGCAAGGTCACCAGCATCTCCAAGCTTAGGGGCCTTCTCAGTGAAGATCACTGGACGACCAAGAATAGTCGCAGGCATTCCTGTTACACCATTCGTGTTCCAGATTGCAGAACCACCAGTACCAACAGACAGCGCCATCGTGTTTAGCTCGGGCATCGTGTCGATAGAGGCAATCCATACAGCGCTACCGAAAGAACTCGGAAGCATACGAGAAGCCATGTCTACGACGTTCTCCCATACAATCGTGTCATTTGCCTGGCCTGAACGCTTAGCAACAGTGATCATTGCGTCAGAGTTGTAGAAACCTCTTGGCTGACCTGCACCTGTGCCAAACATGAACGCGTAGTCCTCTTCGTATGCAAGGGCCCGTGGGAATGAAGCGTTCAGGAAAGCCTCGAATGCAACACCATCCCTCAGAAGCTCGTTAGGAACCTGCGTGTAAGCCTTTAGCTTGTGAGCCTGGAGGACAGCCTTTGCAAATGTAGGGCTGCTGGCAACACTTGAGTCACCCTCGGTCTCCCAAGAAGTCGTTACACCACCGAACAGAGAAGATACGTGAGAAGAGTCGTCAACCATTGGAAGACCAACTGAAGGAGCGCTCATTGGAATTACAGTTGCCCGTGGACGAACAATTCCATCCTCAAGCGAGAGCTGAAGAAGGTTTGAACGGGTCTCCTCTGGAACAAGGAATCCACCGTCGGCGCCTGAGAAAGAAGAAGCAGAGTTACGGATCTTCTCCTTAACCTTGTCAGACTCTACGCCTACATTCTTGTGCCAAATGGCGTTGAAGAACTCGTGGGTAGAACTGAACTGAGAGTCCAGCTGGGCACCTGGAGCAGCCGCATTGTAAACGGTTACATTTCCATTTGCCTTAGGAGCAACAGGCTTACGAGAAGTCTGTCCGTTCTCCCGCATAAAATCAATTACGGTGTTCTGAACCTGCTCGTTAATCTGAGCATCCAGTGCACCACGCTCGTTCTTGGCAACTTCAACAGCATAGGCGTTGACTACAGTACCAAGATCACCATTCTTTACAAGC